AGAAGATAGAATTAAACAACAAGAAGAAGATGCTACTCTTGATTACGATCAATTTAAATTATTAGTAGAAACTAATATTGGTGGTTTTAGTGCAGGAACATATTATAATCTGAGTTCTGCTTATGATGATTATGGCAAACCTGAATCAAATACTGAATCTCTTCTTACGTTAAATACTGCTATAGATAATTCAGTAAACAAACTTCAAGATTTAGATGCAAAATTTAACCAATACTTAGAGCGTGGCGTAAAAGTTGATGCAAGTCTTATTTCAGATATCAAAGCAGAAGAGTTAAGAAACTACTTAGCTATTGCAGCAAGAGATGGTAAAGTTGATGATTTAAGACTAGCAATCATATCTCCTGATAATGATGGTATTGAAAACCTTACATCTTTCCAGAAAGAAATAGTAAGAAAAATTAAAGCGTCTAGATTATATGACTCTACTCAAACAAATACTGTTACCAACTTTTTGAGCGAAGTAAAAAATACTGCTAGAGAAAATGTAAATAATTATATTGCAAAAAAGGTTTTGCAGGATGAAGGCAATAGTATTTCTCAAGCTGCAAGATCTGGTTCTTTATCAAGAGAAGAGTTGGAAAAGTTTGGTGCTAAAATTATTCGCACACCTAACGATATTTTAAGTGATGCTGAAAAAGATAATATTATAAACGGAGTTAAATTAGCAGGTGCAGAAGGATTAATAAATAGTACTCAAAATGCAAGCTCTCAAGATCTTAATGCAATGAGTTTACTTATTCAAAGTGATGGAAAAATTGATGATCCTGCAATAGGAAATTTAAGTGAACTTAATAAAGCAATAGCAGACGAGCTTACAGAGCTAGTTCGTAACTTTCCACAAGGTAAAAAAGAAATAATAAGAGTTCTCAAGCAAAGAGAAACTGACATACGCACTGCAGAACAGGAACGCAAAGAAGAAAAGAAAAAAAGAGATGAGGCAATACAGTTAAGAAAAGAAACTATTCAAGCAAGTAATACAAAAAAGAGTCAAGATCATAGAGAAGAGATGGATAAAATTATGGCAGATGCTCTTGGCATTTCTTCTGCTGCTGATCCTAAATCTTTAACACCTGCGTTTTATCCACTGGCAAGAATTACAATGCCACAAAGTTTAATATCTGGTCTTAATAATTTTTTAAGTGGCACTGCACCAGAAGTTGACCATGATGTGTTGCTCGAACATGCTGAACAATTATTAAATGATCAAAGCCCTAGTGGTCTTGTTAATAGATTTGGAGATATTTTTGGTAAAAACGAAACTCTTCTTAGAGAAGTAATTTTACGAAAAAACTTTTTTGGTGATCGTAAAACAGCGAATGAAATACTTGTTGAAATAAAACAAGAAGGAAATTCTCCTGCTGCTATTGAAAATGCAAAAAGAGTTTTTGAAGATGGTGGTCCAAGAGATTTTATATTAGATAACCAAATAGCTAGTGATGTAAATGTGGTTGCTGAGTTAGCCCCTATTGCAGAAATGTATGCAAGAATGGGTAAAACATCAAAAGAAATTACAGACGAATTAAATGATTATGTTGATAAAAACTATAAACCATCTGAACATGTAATAGATCCTAATGCTCCTTTTAAACGTGGTAAAAGTTTATCTAAAATGGCATTAGATATTGTTTTTCCAGACCCAGAAGAAAAAGCTGAATTTATTAGATTAATTAATCAACAATTACCTAGAGAGTTTAAATTAGGAGAACCACAAGATATATTTTATTTTGAAGATGTTGCAGGTAAAACAAGACGTGGCAAAGATACAATAAAAAAACAGAAAGTAATTACTGGACAAACAAAAGAAGTATTCCTTGTGCCATTTGAGGGTGGTGATATTCCTCAGTTTTATGCTTACTTTAGAGATGAAAACAATGAAATAAGACCATTAATTTATGAAAGACAAATTGATGAATTTGGTACTACTGAATTAACATGGCCTTTGTTTGATACAAGTATGACTGCAACATTTGCGAAAAATAAATATAATCAAACGCTAAGAGCTATTGAAGCTGAAGCAAGGGAAGTAGAAAGACAAGCAAGAGAAGATGGTGGCAGACCACTTATACCAAAAGAAAGCATATTTAGGCGACTTCCTATTGTTAAGTTTTATGGTTGGGATAATTTATCACAATGAAAAATGCTTTAACAACAAAGCCTGTTATAGAGTATTTGCCTGATCGACCAGTAGAAGAACAAGAAGGCCCTGAGTTTATGGAAGTTGTAGGGTCTATGCTTGCAATGAGATACGATCATGTAATTGATAAAATAAGAGAAATAAATAAATTTGGTTGGAATCCTGAAATTGAAGAAGGATTTAGTCCAGTTGATAATATTTCAGAAGATTTAAAAATGTATTCTGTTGAACTTGCTAAAGCAAGTAGCATGACACATTTGAAACAATTAGAAAAAGACTTAAGAGATAATATTGCAAGACGAGATGTTTATGGCAATGCTTCGATGGGTATGCAAATCGGAGCAGAGTTTTTTGATGTAATAAATTATTTACCATTGCCTTTTATAAAAGGTGGTAGCCTTGCTTACAAAGCATTTAAAACTGGTGCTGCTACTGGTGGTATTGTTGGAGCACAAGAAGCAATACGATATCCATTTGATCCATTAGCAACTAAAGAAGAAGTTG